TATTGTGTTGCAGATTTATTGTAGTGCTAATCGCTGACAATATGTGTAGGGTTCACACAATCCCTATGACCACAAACCCTAACCCCAGGCAACACGATTCTGCCTTTATCGTCTACAGGGTTTAGATCAGCATCAAGACTGCCCTGATGTGGGGTACAACGCAACTTGCCGTATTGAATCGTATGTGCAGGTTTGACTCTGCAGCTAATACACTTCAAATCTTTCCTGCCACGCTTCTCAGCATTCACAACCCACTTAAACCCACAACGACAACACTCAACCTGATTATCCTGCATAATCCCCACCAACAAACTCATGACTATAACTCCACCGATTAGGGTTCATAACCCACCTAGAATTATGGCTAACTTTAGCATCAGATCTCACCATGTGATTCTTAGAAGTAGGCTTCCACAACTTAGAACTATCACGATACTCGCCCAAACGTGGATGCGAAGTCTTAGCAAAGAACCTTTTACCATTATCCAAGTAATGTTGAGCAACAAGCTCAGCCAAATGATGTCCAAAACCAAAACCCTGATAATCAGGCAAAATAACTAACCTATGACCCCTAAAAGCGTTCTTCACCGTCCCAGACGGATAAGCCAACACAGCATAAAATCCCACTAGCTGACCTTCCCAAACTGCTGCGTAGCAGTGTGCAGCTTTGTTGACTTGCCCAGAGAGATAGTGATGTTCAGCGAAGACACTCCATAAGGCGTTTGAGCAAGCATAAACGTTGAGAACCAATCTAGGTTGCCGAAGATACCTTCCCGAAGTCCACTGACCCCTATCAGTATCAATAACCCAATCAGGTTGCAAAAACTCTAAAACGTCACGATGGCACGAAGCTAAAACCACGTTACGGACATTATTCTTACGAATGTAGCGAGCCATAGAAGTAGAAGCAGCCTTAGCAACATTACGATCAACAACACTCGTAAACTCATCAATCACAGCACCATCACGCAAACTACGAGCCAAATCTGCACGAAACTTCTGGCCGTTACTCAAAACACTGTAAGGCTTCACCCAATCAGGGATGCTCATCAAACCAGCTGCAGATAACTTCTCATTGGCTTCAACAGCAGAAGCAAAATTAGACACAACACTGCCATCATTCCACTCATGCTGATCTACAGCCCCAAAATGTTTCAGCAAACTAGATTTACCTGAACCAGAAGCACCAACAATGACACCCAAACCAAAATCTTTAGGCAACCCATCAGGCAACAAATAAGGGTAAAACTTCTCAACCCCAGAACTCTCATAATCAAAAGGCCTAATAAGGGTTTCAGTGATCTCATCCATAGCAACAGCAGAAGTCAAAGGTGCAGCTGAACGTTCCAAATCAACCCAATCGTTATCACTAAACAAATCATTCATGATTTATCTCCACAATTCTGCTAAAAGCATCTTGAGCTATAAATCTAGCAGCACCAGTTTCGCCATGCCTATTCTTAGCCACAACCAAAGCAAAATCACTGCCCTGCCCATCAGGGTTATCGCCTTCACGATGCTTCCTACCAATCATCAACACAACATCAGCATCCTGCTCAATACTTCCAGAGTCCCTTAGATCACTTAACTGGGGTTTACCGTTGCTCCGATTCTCTACGTCACGATTCAACTGAACAGCAACAACAACAGGGATACTCAACTCCAAAGCAAATTGCTTTAACTGATTACTGACACTGCCGATACGAGAAATCTTGTCCCTATGCTCAACGTCATCATGCATCAAACCCAAATAATCTATAAACACAGCATCAACCTTACGAACCTTAGAAGCAGCCGAAACATAAGCCCGAACCACATTAGGAGTCAACTTACCTAGACCGATAAGGCCTAGATTGTTGCCCAGACTATCAGCTGCCGAAGCAACAACATCCCTAGCCCAAACATGAGTAGCATCAGCGTTCATAATCTCAAAATCAAGCTCATCATTGGCAATCAAAGAATAGTCAATACACAACGCCTGAGCCAACAAACGATGTTGCAACTGCAGAGCAGGCATCTCCAAACTAAAATAAAGCACGTGCTTACCCTGCTTCGACAGTTCAAAAGCAGCCTGCAAAGCAACAATAGTCTTACCCTGACCAGGGCGACCTGCCACAACATAAAAACCTGCATCACGCCAACCACCAATAAACTTGTTCAACCGTTTCCAGCAAGTAGGCATAAAAGGGGGTTTGCTCGACATCTCAGACACATACTCAGGCAAAAACTCTCCAGGATAAACAATGCTTAGACCAACCTGACTAGCAGAAACACGATCCACAACCTGCAACGCCCCAGCAACCAAACCAGAAACATCACTCTCAACCTTCAAAGCATCATCAGCCAAAATCCTTCCAGCCAACTCCAACTCACTTTTAGCCCACATAGCCTTCAACTGTTTAGCATGATAAACCACAGCAACAGGCGACATAGGGGCATCACCAGTGCACTCAAAGACACGCTCAACGCCACGCCCATCCAAACCAGCGTTCACCAACACAACATCAGGTTCAGCACCATCAGCACGCAACACCTGCATACGCTCAAAAATCAGCCTATTCAAAGCATCACCAAAATAGTCTGCAACAAGCTGCAAATCATCCCACACCTTCGGGAAAGTCAACAACCCACCTAACACGCTACGCTCAACAGCATCCCTAGTATTAGTCATTTACAGCCCTACCCCACCAGTCATCATGATCACTAGGTTTATAGCTCTTCCACTTCTCAAAGTTCAACCAAGCATCAGGTTCAAGCATTTCCCTATTAGCCTGCGAAGCAGTAACAAGTAAATCTTCACTAGTGCCCTTTAGGAGTGCTTTTGTCCAGGCACGATAGACCTTGGCTTCATCAACAGTCATGTTTGGGAAATTCCCTAAAAAATCAAAAAACGCTTTGTTATTTACTTTATTTATTTGTTTATTTAATAGGCGGAAGTTTTTGTCGTTTTCAACGGAAGTTTTTGCAGATATAGCGGAAGTTTCTGTAACTGAGATAGCGGAAGTTTTTGTCGTTTCTATACAGGTAATCCAATACAAATTAGCCTTCTTCGAGAGATTGCTTCCCCTAACCCATTTCAACTCATCTAACGCTTCAAGGCGTGTAATGCTGTTTCTTATGGATCTCTTATCAACACCGCAAATCTTGGATAGGTAGTCTTGGCTAGGCCATGCACCCACTCCAGGCTTATACCTTCTAGCAATCGCCAATAGAACTAGCTTGTCTGTCTTGCTGGCTTGAGAGTTATCCCAAACCTTATCCATTTCGTTGTAGCCCATTAGTTGTGTCCTAAATACTTCTTCATGGCTGTCAACTTGCACAGCTGCATTTGAACCTGCCCATGAACGTTACACATTACTTGAATAGAAGCAAGTCCACAGGTATCGCAATCTTCTTGACTAGCGTTTGGACATGGCTCATCTAAACTGTTTTGCTTTGGCAGGCAAGTATCAATCTCAACGTGTTGAACTGCTTTATCTGGCAACTGCAGAAAATTAAGTTTCTTTAGGTTGCAAGATTTACAGGAAGCTACAAGATTTGAGATGTCTTCAGCCAAGAACATAAACTCTGCAGGCCAAGCCGAAACAGGAATGACATGATCTATCTGACTATTAGATTTATCTAGGCTTTTGTCACAGTAAGCACATTGAGCATTATCACGCCAATAAGTCCAGAAGCGTAGTTCTTTTGCTTTTGTGATTGGTGTTCGTAAATCATGTTTCTGGGTAACAAACTTGTTCCTAGCCTGTTTATCCTGTGCAAAGCCAACAATCCCATAGGTCAAGACAGTGTTCAGTCTTTCGGCTGCACTTTCAGTTGCAAACCATTCAAGAACAACAAACTTCCATTCATTGATAATGACCTGTTGTTGCCATTGTTTTAGTTCAGCATGGTAGCCGTATAGTTGATTTTCTAAATCCCAGTCTTTGGCTTTTCTCGCCTGCTTCTGGAGTGCTTCAAGCTCATAAATTTCGGCTTGTCTAGTCTGAAACTCTTTATTCAATGTGTAGCCTTTCTTCGGCTACTCACTGCTAGAATGAATATGCCGATAGGTGATTTATCGGTTATGTGGGGTCAGTTCTTTTGCTAGGGCTGACTCCACTTTTATCTTATCTGAAACCTTAGCATCTGTTTCAATGATGTGTGTCTGTCTAACACAGTCCTTTAAGCCACAAAGTCTTTCCCCTGGGCGAAACAAGTTTCCTTGCTCATCAATAGGCAACCAGTCATCGTTTAGCTCATAAATCCACAGCCAACAACTGATACGGCCTAATACAGGGTGATTCCACTTGTAGTCACGTCTAATGTCTGTGCGATCATCACGACAGTCACGACACCAAGTTGGGTTGACTGCGTTGCGTATTTTACGTTTGTAAACTTGCTCTTTGTCTGTGGTTATGCCGCAGCGTGGGCAGTAAACAATCTCATTTTCTACGTCGTATTGTGTCCGAGTCATGAAGACATCTAACCACAACTACAAAGAAAACACCTAATCCATGTAACTTATCAGCGTGTTGAGCCTAATAGTTTGCTCATTTAGCCTGACAAGGGTCTTGCCCCGAAGAACAGGGTCATCTGTAAGGGAAACGACAAGTTCACCTAACTCTCTGATGTGTGCAGAGAGTACGCTAATTGCTTGAAGCAGCTCCAGTGATTCCATCGGCCTTACCCTTGATTGCTTCCAGAATAGCAGTAGGGGCTTTACCTTGTTTCGCTTCGTTGTATAGCGATCGTAAGCCTTCAATGTCGTTGATGTTGTCTAGTGCAGCTTGCCAGTTGCGTGACATTTCAGGATAGTTTGCTGTGTTACTTAGCCTGGCTACTTTACTCATTTCACTTGCTGAAGGGCGTTT